TATAATTCACGCGTCAAGAGCCTGGAATCTAACGAAAAAAGAGTGGGATGTACTTGGCAGTATTGGCAAGGAAATCGCACGTAAAAGAAATTTGAAAATGGAATGGGGTGGGGATTGGAAATTCTACGACCCAGCACATTGGCAAATAAAAAGCTGGCGAGACCTACTGGACTAGCCAGAGCCGTCCCCGAAACGGAAACTCCATATATTGGAGTTTCGGGGGCGGCGGCAAAACTCCCTCTCCTCTTGTTGGGATATGCATTTAGTGACACCAACTGAAGCGAAGATAGCAAATTGTGTATTAGTACAAACAAATTAGATAACGGAGTTGAAGTTGCGTGTCGCGAATGCTGGCAATGCAGAAAGCGCCGTGTAGATGATCTAGTAGGCCGTTGCATTGCCGAAAGTAGGTTTTCAAAAAAAACATACGCAATAACGTTAACATACGCACAGGATGCGGGCGTTAACGCAGTGACATTGGTTTATAAAGACGTTCAGGATTTTCTTAAAAGACTGCGTAGAAAATATAAATGTCGCTATATAGTAGCTGGCGAATACGGCAGCGCAAAGGGAAGAGCACATTGGCATATAATTATCTTTTTTAAAGATAAAGCGCCAAATGTGGAGGAGCAAAAGCGGGTTCAGTGGAATTTCTGGCCTCATGGGTTCAGTTATTTTCAACAACCCGATTGGAAAGGTTTTGAATACGCGTTGAAGTACGTGTTGAAAAACCAAGACTCGCGGAGTGCAGATGCACATTTAGCGATGTCTAAAAAGCCCCCGCTAGGCGCGGAATATTTTAATTGGTTAGCGGATGAACATGTTCGCCAAGGATTGGCGCCGCAATCGTATTTCTACAAATTTGGAGACATACGCGATTACAAAAACCGCGATAAAAGTTTCATGATGACAGGCAGAACCAAGGAAAAATTTATGGAGAGATTTTTAGAAAGGTGGCTGGATAAATACGACACAGACCCACGGTCTGAGATCGTAGACCAGTATATAGACGACTTAACCGAGTTAGAGTTTACGGACGAAGAGTTAATGGCGCGCCTGCATTATAAACCAGTCAAATACATCCAGCCGTGGGAAAATTACGGCGATGGAAAGTTTGACACATATATTCAACACGACATGGAATACGACGGAATTCCATTAGTAGTGTGGGAATATGAAGACGAATTTCACATAATAACGGAACATGACAAATGGCACGAAAAAAGAGAAGTAATAGTAGAACAAATACAAAAACGGTCAAAAAAAATACGGTCGCGCAAGTTGACCGAAATATTGCGAGAAGAGTGGGACGATTAAAAGCGCAGCGGCAAGCAAAAGTTTGGGGGGTAACCAACAATACTTTAGTGATTGAACCATTTAGGGCGCAAGACCCGATCGCAAACCGCACACCCCCTGAACAGGGAATAGCGAAGCGGAAAAAACCCATTGCAAAATGGTCAGATAAAAATCTGCGTTTAAGGTGTAAGGATAGACCGAAAGATAATCAGCCAACAGGCGGATCTGGAGGTAAAAGAGAATTTGTACCGTGGTGTTAAATATTACAACTAAAAAGTGAAATACGTAAAAAAAGCAGTTGACATACAAAACAAAGTATGAATCTACTGCATGTAGTTAAAACGAAGTTAAAAGACCGCAAGAGAGTGTAGACATAGTATATATTATGCGAATCTATCTTCCTGCGGTTGAAGGGATGACAATTGTATAAAATATTAGTGGCAGAGATAGTCAAGCCGATCATCCGTCGTGTAGGTACTGCGATGGGTGCGACTTTAGTCGGAATGGGCGTGGCATCTGAGCAGGCGTTAGAAATTCAAACGGCGGCGATATCCCTCCTTCTTGTTTTAGCTGATCTGATTTTAAGCAGCTTAGAGAGGAAAGTGAGAGATGAATAAAACAATCGTAAATATGGCGCATGGCGCAATCATGGGAGTGATTATTTCGATTGCTCTATTTGGTCCAATTTTATTGGAGTGGGTTTGATGCTCCAGAACCCGTATTTTTTATGGGGTTTTGTAAGCGCGGTAGTGGCCGTGCTTGCTGTAATTGAGATTATAAGGAGCAAAAAATAATGCCACCATGGTTAGTCCCTGCCCTACAAATGGGCGCAGCATTAATAGGCGCAAAAGCGTCGGGTGATGCTGCAAAAGCAAGCCAAAGAGGTACAGATTTAAAAAAGCTGCGGAAGGAAGCGGAAGCAGCTGGGTTTAATCCTTTAACAGTGTTGCGTGCAACGGGTGGACAAGGATTTAACAAAGGATCAAGCGGAGCTTTAGCAAGTGCTTCATTTTGGAGCAGTTTTGCTAATAGCGCAGGACAGATTGCACAGCAATTTGATCCGCACAAGCAAATGATGCGTCGTTACGATGCAGAAATTGCAAAAGAAACGTTGTGGAACATGAAAAACGAAGACGACCGTCAGGAAGTGTATCTTGGTATAGCCCAAGATCGTTTGTCATTGGACAAACAACAGTTGGCAAACAGCGATCCATATAGAGGATATGGGAAAACCATTCCTGTTAGGTATGGCGACGGTGTTTATGATTTGGAAATTACAGTGGCGAAAAGAATGGGTTTTAAACCTAATGATTTAATTTCGCCCGGTGAATTGCCCGATATTTTTGGCGAATTAACAGGTGAATCGATTGGGGCGTTAGCAACAAAAGGCCAGAACGCTGTAATGGGCGGTAATGGCTCGGCGTGGCAGTTATTGGGCACCAATTGAGCTGTAAGCGTTGCAAAAAAATAAGACAAATTATTAAGAAAATCATCGGAAGGAGAAAAAAACGATGAACTTTGGACCTTATAAAGAATGCCCACAGGCTTTTGGTCTTTGGGAGCGGCCGTTCGTTGGCAAAGTAGTCAATAAGGACGGCACAACAATTCCGCCTATTGGCCCAGTACAGGAGTTAAACTAATGAGAGTAACGGAAATGATACCAAATGCACCGATTACGGTGCAGAAAAGTATGCGAAAGGCGCGTGGACGTGTTTTAACGTCAGGCGATGCAGGTAAAATCCTGCCCTTGAAATACGAATGGCTACACCGCGAAGACGGTGTGCAAAGTGGCAAAATCCGTGTCAACGTTGAAATGATGGAAACATCAGAAATGTTGATGAACGGTGTTGGCGTTACTTGTTACGCACATTTCGTTCCAATGCTTGCGTTTGACCGTTTTAACGGGTCAATGGACGAATTAAACCGATCATATAAAAAAGAAAATGGCGCTGCAGGAAGTGTAATACCATTTTTTGAATCTAATAAAATGACACATACTTCGACTGGAGTTACAGTTACAACAACAGCGCCTGACGTAATAGATACAGATACAAATAGTGCATGGAAAACGGCTCAATTTTATCAAACTTTGGGTATACATACAGAAACTACAAATTTTAATAGTACTGTAATTGAAGCATATAACACAATTGTTAACCATAGGCGTAAAGCGCGATCAAAATCATTGCCGGTCAGAAACGTGTTTGATCATTCATTGGCAGAAGCGTTTTGGATTAATAACGGTATGCAAAATATTGTACCAGATTTTGATCAAGCGTTAATTGATGGTGAAGTAAGTTTGCAGGGACTTACGTTTAAAGCGCCAGTATATTCTCAATATATAAACCGCGGTCAAGCGAGTTATACGGGTGGCGCTGGAGAGAGTGGAAACGATGGTTTTGGCGCAGCTGGTGGAACATCAGCAACAGGATTGCCAACACATAGTTCTACGATTGTTCATCCAGACGGTACAACAACTGGCGCGTATTTGTGGGACAATATTTGGGCGGAATTGACAGCGGGCGGTAACGCGACGATGTCATTAGCAGATATTGATCAGGCACGTAAGACAGCAAGTTTTGCTAAGTTGCGTCAAATGTACGACGGCATTGATGACGAGTATTTGATTGATTTGTTAATGAGTGGAATTCGGGTACCCGAGGAAGCCATGAAACAACCAATTTTGTTGGGCAAAAGCCAGCAAATGATTGGATTTAATCAACGATACGCAACAGACGCAGCTAATTTGGACGAAAGCGCAACAAATGGTTACGCCACGTTAGATATGAGTATTCGGACGCCTGCTATGAATACTGGTGGCGTAATTATGATTACTGCGGAAATCGTGCCTGAGCAGTTGTGGGAACGTAAGAAAGATTATTTCTTATACACAACAGATCCAGATACCCTGCCCTCGTATTTACGAGATTTTTTAGATCCTGAAAAAGTGGCAGTGGTGAAAAACGATCATGCTGATGTAAATCACGCAACGCCAGATGGAACATTTGGTTATGCTCCGTTGAACCATGAGTGGCAGCGCGATTTAGTAAATGTAGGTGGTAAGTATTACCGTCCAGCAAATGATGCGTTTGACGAAGACCGAGCAAAAATTTGGTCGGCAGAAGCAACAAACCCAACACTGAATGAAGATTTTTATCTTTGTACAGGTTTACACAAAAAAGTGTTTGCAGATCAAACTGCAGACAGTTTTGAAATACAAGCAATGACAGACATGAACATTGTTGGAAACACGGTGTTTGGTGCAGGTCTGCAAGAGGCAGACGCAACCTCAGATTACGACGCGATTACGGCGGATGTGGACAGCACCCGTATCGACAAGTCGTAACTGGTAGGGGGGTGCCTCCCGCCCCCCTGCCCTTTTAACATGAAGGAAAAAACAGATGAAAACGTTCAAAAATGGTCCATTGGCCGATTGGAAACAGATAGAAGCGGGTCAAGTGATCCCATTTTTATCGAGCAAGGCACGGCGCGTAAAATTTCAGATTGTAGCGAACAGCTCAATAGAGATATGGGCTGGTACAGACGACCAGCTATCAGATGGGGTTCTGATTGGAGCATCAAGCGACAAGGCTCAAGTTGAATATACGTGCGTAGGTAATTCATATGTAATGGTAAAAGCTGAGAAAAAGTCAGCGGTATATATCAATGCACCTGATATTGATCAGACGATAGCAGAAAGTGAAAAGCCAAGTTTCACAAGCATTGAGCCACGCGTTAGAAATAACACAGACGTGGACCGTATGATGCAGTTGTTGAAATACAACCAGCAACAAAACGAAGCAATGTTAGCTAAAGAGCGCGAAAATATGCGCGCAGAGATGGCAAAACGCTTCGCTGAGCAGCCAAAAGCGGAAACGGTGAAAGAAGAGGCACCAGCAGATGATTCAGGAGCTGAGACCACTTCTTAGGTTCTTGAGGTTGGTGCGGGTGTTAGACCGCATCAACCGCAATAAAAATTCTAAGGATGAATTTGTAAGTAAAGACCACGTTGAAGCAGCAAGAACGCTTGCAACGACGAAATACAAATCAGTAACAAAAGCATATGATTACGATGG